CTACCCCTGACCGCCAGATTGTTTTGCTCCGTGTTTTGCTCGCATCCGTTCGGCGAGCGAAATCACGACGGCGGCGCTGTCCACATACGTGCTGCGAATCTTGGCTACGCGAGCGGGCGACCACGCCATGATCCGGGCCGCATCCTCATCGGTAAGCTCGCACTCGGTCAGTAGGATCGTGCAGAACGTCCCGCGCACGTCGTGAAGGTGCTTCCGGCGCTCCACGCGTTGCCCGTCATCGCCCTCTTCCACATGCACGACCTTAGCCTTGTCGCGGACCATGCCGAAGCTGCCGCTGCCGCCGAAGCCGGCTGCGGTCCAGGAGGCTCCGCGCTCATTGACTAGAACGGTGTTGACGCCTTCCTTGCGGTGGCGGGTGCGCAGTTCCGCTATCAGCTTCTCCAGTGCCTCGGTCATCGGCACGACAGCCTTGCGGCGCTTGCCCCGGCTCTTTTTCAGCGCCGTCTTCACGATCGCCACTTCGCCCAGATGATCCCATGTCAGGGACACAAGATCGGAGAGGCGGAGACCCGTAAGCGACGCGAGCCGCAGCCCGTCATAGAGACCCGGCCGCTTCGCCTCGATCGCGGCAAGCCGGAACGCCTCCATATCCTCTGCCGTCCAGATGATGTCAGCCCGGTCCCCGCCTTTGTAGAGATGCGGGATGCCCTCCGCGACGTTGACCCGGACCCGTCCGCGCAGCCGCCCAAACTTCAGCAGCTCGCGCAAAACCGTCACGCCCATGTCGGCGGAGCGCGGCGTGGCGGCGCGCTCATCGCGCCATTTCATCACCTTCGCCACCATGCGCGGATCATCCCACACGGAGATGGGCTTGCTGCCCCAACGTGCTTCGATCAGGTCAAGATGCCCGCCCCAGACGCGGCGCGTTCCGTCCGCCAGCCCCTTCCACTCCGGGCTGACGCGCCAATCATGGATGAGGGCCAGCAGCGTGGCAGGATCGGGGCAGTTGGCCGCCTTGATCGCCTCCGCCACCTTCGCGTGCGCTTCAGCGGATAGAAATGGTTTCCGCGCCTGCACCGCCTTCATCACGAGCGGGCCGCCTTTGAACGCATAGACATACCACGTCACCGGCCGTCCAAGGCGCGCGCTCTTGATGAACTGGATCGCCATTAAAGCTCCGCCTCCAAGCGGTCGAAGTCGCTGATCGGCCCAAGCGAGACGACATCGGCGTGATGAATAAGCCGGATCGTGCCGTCCGGCGCAATCTCCGTCCGCACCACGTCCAAGCCGCCGGCACGCACGGCCTTTACCGCGCGCGTCACGTCGGCCGACTTGAAGGTGGCGGGGGTGCGGGCCATTACTATGCCCGGCGCTGGCGAAGCGAGGCTATGTCGGCTTCCCGATAGCGGATGCGACCACGGCCGTTGCCAACACGCTGGAACCGCACGTCTCCGGCCCAACGCAGGCGCTTCAGCTTTTGAAGGTGCAGCCCCAGCTCATGGGCCGCCTCTTTTTCGGTATAGGTCCGTTCCACGTCGGGCACTCCGGGAAGGACCCGGCCGGAAACAATCTCCGACCGGGATAGAGGTTCAGAAAGCTCCGTTAAGACGGACTGACACGCTGGCGCTCGGGTTCGGGACGGCATCCGTCGCCACGCCCAGCTTCGTGTTGCCGCCCGCCGTCTTGGTCACAGCCTTTGCGGCAGCATCCCAATAGACGGCGTCGCCCGCGTTGATGGCCAGCGCGGACACCTTGGGGAGCGTGAAGACGCCCACGACGTCCAGGTCCACCGGATCGCCGATCGCGACCGCTCCATTGGCGACGCCGATGATGGAGCCGACAACGACGACATCGCCGGACGTGATGGCCGCCGGAGCGGTGAGAGTGAGCGTGTCGCCACGCTGGACATAGTTGCGCATGTCAAAGGCCTTTCGAGGTTCTGAAGATGATGGTGGTGGGGGTCCCACCCCCCGCGAGCGCGCGGTCGCACGCAGCTATGGCGGCGGCCATCTCGCGATCGGAGCTGTAGGTGACACTCTCGCCGTTCTGATCGGTGAAGGTGCGAACGCCCCTCATCCGAGCGGAAAAGAGGGCGTCGCGCCAACGCTGAAGGTCCGCCGCCGCAGCCATTAGAGGTCTGCCCCCGGATTGCGGTAAGCGCCGCGCCAATCGAGCGCGCCGCAGCCGAAATCCAGGACGACGCGGAACTCGCGGCCAAGGACATCCCAGCCGTCGCGGCTGGCGAGCTGCGGACCCGGTGCGCTGGACAGGTAACCGTAAGCCAGCGTCGGCAACACGGCCGGGTCGGCGAACACATACCAGCTCGCGGGCGGCAAGCGGGGCTCCACGAGCAAGGTGAGCTTGCCGGAGAACGGGTTGGTATCGCTTACCGTCGCGGCCGCCAGCTCCGCCAAGAGCTGTTCGGCAAGCGTCTCCAGCTCCGCCGATACCAGCAGGTATTTCGGCCGGGCGCTGATTGGCGTCACGCCGTCCAGGCCGGTCTGACGACGGAGCGCCAGCCGGGCAGCGGACAGTGTGTCCACGTCCGGGTCGGCTCCCGTCGCGGCAAGGTTGCCGTGGTCGAGGTGGAACAGCCGCTTGCCGTCCTGCATGTTCGGCCCAAGGCCGGCGGCCTGCGTGAAAAGCTCGATAAGCGCATCGGCTTCCGTCTCCGCCGACCCGCGCCCGGCCATCGTGCCCCACTGCGTGAGGCCGCCTAGATCGTCATTCACGATCGCTTGGCGAGACAGCGCGAAGATGCTGGCGTAGGTTTCGAGCTTGAAGCCCTCCGCCGCCTCGCCGGTCGACGTGTATTTGATCTCGCCGGCTTCCGTGACCTTCTTCAGCTTGGGGATGCCGCCGACGCGGATCATCGTGGACGGGCGGAAGTCCGGGAGGTTACGTTGGACGGCGAGTTGCTTCAGCGGCGACTCCGCTGCCTGATAGGACGCCAAGAGGATGCGGCGGCCGGTGCCAGTCAGCAGGTTGGAGAAGTCCGTGCTGACGTGCATCGCGCGCGTCACCAGTTCCTCCCGGCCCATGTTGGCGACGCCAGCGATGCCGGCCCGCGTGACGCACAGGCGGGCATGGTCGGACATACCCAGGCCCACGAACGGCCGCGCCGCATCGGTCGGCTCCGTGCCGAGCAACTGGCACGCCAGCGCCTCCGTCTGGCGGGTGACAAGTACGGCTGCATCCTCGTGAGAGGGTCCGACCGTGATGTTCACCCGGCGGGCCTGCATCGCCTCGAACGCGGCGGCGCGGGCCTCCACTACGGTAGCGTCGCGGTCCACAAGGGCGTCCGCCTGATCGATCGTCATGCCGGCCGCGCGGCAGATGGTGCGGATTTCGGCCCGCGTCGCAGTGACGGCTTCGGAAACAGCTTCCGGCGCGTCGATCGTGTCTTCTTCCATCGGTAGGTTCCTTGTTTGGGCTCCAGGGTCCGCTCCGATCGGCACGAGCGACGCTTCGCGTAGGGTGGTGGTCGTCAAGGTTCGGATGCGCTCGCCCGTCGCCGGGTCGCGGCTTTCGGACCACTTGCGGGGAGCGTATCCAATCGAGATACTGCGCACGTCGCCGCGCGTGATCGCGGCCCATGCTTCAGCGTTGGAGACAAAGGCGGTGCCGACCATCCGGCCGCCTTCAAACTTGATGTCACGGACTTGGCCGAGAACGTCGCGAAAGCCGCCGTTGCGGTGGCCGTCCAGTAACGGCACGTAATCAGGGATTTCCCAGTGCTTCGGCCCCATCGCCAGCCGCTCGACAAAGCCGGCCCGGCGCACGTCCGCGCCAGTGGAGAGGATGACCTGAACCGACCGCTCCTCCGCGTTCAGCGTCTCCGGCTGAACCGTGAAGCGACGGGTGATGAGGTCAGCGGTTAGTGCCATAATATGCCTTCTTAGATTGCGCTTTGGTGAGGCGACGGCCGGCGTCAGTGACCCGCGCGTTCTCCAGAATGATGCCGCCCTCCTCCAGCAGCGGAGCGAGCGGCCCACGGAGAACCCCGACGAACACCCGTTGCTCGGTGTGAATCTCTTGGATCGACACGTAGTAAGTTGGCTCAAGCGGCATTGGCTGACTCCCGGTTGAATGAGACGCCAAGCGCAGCTTCGCGGGCGCGATCGGAAACAATTTCCGCGTCCAGCTCCTCCACACTGTAGCCCTGCGCGGCCACGGCACGGCGACGTGACGTGAGGCCGGCTGCGATCATGGTGGCGGTCGCCTCCGCGTCCTTCGCGGGATCGACCCACGGCATAGCGGGCGGTATCCACTCCACTGCGAAGTAAGCCGCCATGCTCGCTTCAAAGTCAGGCGCGTCCAGCTCGCCGGACAGGACGGCAAGTGTAACGAACCGCTCCCATACAGGCCGGAGGAACTGGGGAACGAGCATCGAAAATTGCCACTGCTCCACGCGACTGCGGAACTCGACCAACGCAGCACGGAGGCTCGAATAGTTTGCGTTCGATAGGTCGCCAGACAGCAGATATTCCGGTACGCCAAGTCCGGCCGCGATGCGACGAAGCTGATGCTTCAGGAACTCTGCGGCCTGCTGCGCCTGTTGGGGGCTCGAAAACTTTATGTCATAGCCGCCGGGCAGAACCTTGAGCGTCGCCGGCTCCAGCCCGGACTCCAGGATGCTGCCGAGTTGCGCGCCCTCATACGGCAGACCGCCCCCGACGTTATTCTGATCGGTGATGATGCCAGCGTGCATCGCGGCCACCTTGATGCCCGTTAGCAATGCGTATTCCGTCTGATCGAGCGCATCGGCTGCGACTAAAACGGACGCGCCCCACGGCACGCCCCGCACCTGTCCAGGGCCGTCCGCGCGAAAGACATGGCAAATGTCGGCCGCGTCGATGCGGACGGTCGGGCCAAAGGCATCGAACATGCCGGAAACGTCGAAAGGCCGCACATGGTAGGCAATGCGCCGACCATCGGCAGCGAACTCTACGCCGCCGATGATCCGCCGGCCTTCGCCAAGCTCGCGCGTATCGCTGGCGTCCAATTGCTCCGGCGTGAGCTGGCGCAACATGCCGTCCGGTTGGAGATGCACAAGCGCCTCGCCGTCCACGGCGATGCCTTGGACCACGTTGAGCGTGAAGCCGGCAAAGTCGGTCCTGCCATCGGCATCGCAGTTGAGCGCGTAGCGGCTCCAGGCTGTCCTGATCGCTTCGCGCGTGGTGTCGGTGGGGTGCTGCGGCGTCGCCACAAAACCCGCGCCCACGGCGGTGGTCTTGATCGCCTCGATCCCGTTGCGGAATATGCCGTCATTTGCATAGGCGTGCCGCGATCGGCTGCGTATCGTCGGAGAGCCGGAAATTGTTTCCGAACTCCAGTTGCCGAAATGGGGATTGCTCCGCCCGCGTCCGATCGGCGCGCCGAGCCGCGCAGCCTCATAGCTGCGAACATCCAGCCCGGCGGCCCGGATGAGAAGGCGAGCAATGCGGTTCACGTCAGTGCCCCGCCTTGCCGTTGACGGCCGCGATGATCGGCAGACAAAACGGCACGAGCTGGACCATGACGGAAGCCCGCGTCAGATACTCTGCCGGCAGCTCGCGCGCCGGATAGTCCGTCTCGAAATTGTAGAGGGCGGCACGGGCCTGACGGTCGCCCGTCTGATCGGATACCATGCAGTCCAGGCGGAACGCCCAATGCTCGCCGCGTTCGATCCCCACGAGCGCCGCAACGATGGGGTGCATCGGGCGGCCGGGGATCGTCGCCGTGCGCCACCCATAGATTGCGGCGGACGCTTCCTGCAAAAGCTCCAGCGAGTTGATTTTCGCGTCGGTGACCAGCGCGGAGAAGATGCCGGCCGCAGCGGCATCCGCCGCGCCATAGACGCCATGCGGACGCTCGCTACCTTCGCGGCCGCGGACTTCGCGAACATGGAGAATCGAGCGGCCCGGCGTGTTCCATTCACGCGTCTGGCGCGCGATCCGTTCGGCATCTTCGCGAGAGACTGAAAGAACACGGCCCATGTCCATCGGCTTGAACAGCGGCTTTACATATTTATCCCATCCGCTGTTGTTAAGTTCATAGCTTGTCACCGGCATGTCTATTACTCCCGAGGCCGACTCCGACTACAGGAATACATACAGACGCGGCGTTGCCGAGTCCATAGTGCTTGATTTGGCTGTTCTCCGCTGCTAGTCAGCAATCTACCAAGCGCGCCGGGCACGCGCGTGAGGTGTCGTCTCGGGGGTCGGGCGGGTGTGGCGTCAACCATGCACCCGTCCGGCCTTCCCACCGCAATGCTACGCGGCGCTGACGCGTTTCTACGATGTGGACGCCCGAGCCTGATTGCTAGCGCCTAGTCCGCGCGCGGGCGCGACCACGCTCAAATCCTGAGTTCCAGGAAGCCCGGACAGGCAGCCGGAGCTGTCTACTTGTGTACAAATGTGAGCAAGTATTCCTCTAAAACAGCATCGACAATTCGTGCGCGCTTGCAAACCGCATCGATGATCGTCGCTAGGATGAGGCGTTCTTCCGTTGGTGATGAAGTGTTGAGCTCGCCTCTATGCACCAAGCCGTCCCGGCGGTCCTTGAGCGCTTTCATTGCCGTGCGCCAGCCAGGTCGATGGTGTCCTTTGTCAATGTGGCCTGCGAGGCTTTTGGGGCCTCCTAGGTAAACCTCAAGAGCGGTCCATAAGTCAAAGAAACGGAGTCGTGGATCGACGTTCATCTGAGCGCGACCAACGAACATGAAAGCGGTTTCGACCCGTGCCCTCCAAAGCGGATCCTTTTCTGCTAAGAAATATTGTTGCAGATGGTCCGGAAGTTCGGAGGATGTGTACACGTAGGACTCTGGCGGAATGGGCATTCTAACTCCCCCGCCGATTTGTCCGATGCTCTCAGGGTTTTCTTTGCTTACAGTGATTTCAGCCGCAAGATCGAACGCGATGCTATCCCCGAGAAGGGCACATAAAAGGCCACGCATACCATCCATGGCCTGATCGGCCTCGACCTCGCGGCGTCCTTCGTCTACTTTCAGCGTTGGGCTTGCTATGGCAACGTACTCACCGGGGACGATTTTTGCGTCATGACCTGAGATTGCCCAATGCGGCTTAGTGCTTTTGAAACCAAAGACGGATTGCATTGAGTTCCACTCAAATGGTTCGAGTAGTTCAAAGAACTGGGCATTAACGGCATGTGATATTGCAGAACTGGCGGCTTTAGCCGCCCGGTGCGGCATTCTACCTTCCTCCACGCTCATGAAACTCGATGTGAAAATACGGATTTTTACGAGGTCGACGGCGTTGTCTTCCCACCACATGGCAGGGACAAAGTCGAACCATCGCGCGCGTGAGCCGGTCACTGCAAGCTCCAGCGCCAGACCGTAAATGCTGTCATCGCCATATGCTCGCTAAGCCCCTGCCAATTCGGACGGCTGGTTTCAGGTACAAGCCGTCGAACATTCAAGGCCACTTCGGGGCGATCGCTGCCGTAGCTCAGCCGAGCGTCGCCCAGATTGGGGCAGCCATCATAAAGGCTCACAACAGGGGAAGCAGCGCTTAGAAGTCTGTTCGGCAGCAACAGAACGAGGAGAGGCGACTGTGACATTGGGCAATGCTGTACCACAACGCGAACGTTCTCAGTTAGGCAATCGGAGGAAAGTTGCGACCGTCTGACTATGTGCATCTGCAACCGCCGACGTCAGCCCTCCAGCCACTTCGATCTCACAACGGAAGGCGTTGCCGGCGCGAGCGCCTTCACACTTGCAAGCTCCTCCTCCCGGCGGTCCAGGTTCGCCGTGACGAGCTGGCGGGCGGCGAAGGCATACACTACGCAATCCAGCGCTTCGGCCCGGCGGCCGGAGATGCGCTCGAACCGGCGGAGCGGCTGTCCCCGGACGTATCGGACCACGCGGCGCTCCGATGCGAGCTGTTCGAACCATGACGGCTCCAGGCTGTCGGAAAAGCGGATCGTGCGGCCCCGCGACAAGCGCGTGAGGATTTGCCCCTTCAGTCCGTCAACTCCGATGAGGAATAGCGGCACGCCCTTGGCGCTGGACCGCGCAATCGGCGGCCGGGTGCCCGCTACGCCCTTGCCGGAAACAATCTTTCGGCCAAAGCGCGAACGCGTGAAGGCATAGACCCGCTCCGTCCAGCCGCCATCGCCGCTATCGACCACGGCCGCGTCCACGCGGAGCGTGCCACCGTTCGGGTGCGGCCACGTCGTTCGCAGCACGTCGTCAATCTCCGCCCACGTCGTGTCATCGCCGGGTGAGCCCCAAACCACGACGTGCCCCAAAATGAGGGCGGCGTCCCGGCTCCAGCCGATAAAGGTAATCTCAACGCGATCGTCCTGCACGTCCAAGCCCGCCGTGACGATCAGCACGTCCGCCGGCACGTCGGCGAGGCTCCACGGCTCCGCGCGGCTTGCCAACTCGCTATCGTCAACCTCATCGGCCGTCTCGCGCCAACCTTCCCCCAGGATCGTGTTGACGAACACCTGTAGCGTGTCCGGCGAGCCTTTGGCGGCCAGGAACTCCGCCGCGAGCTTGCCCCAGGCCGCGTTGGCATGGGGCGATACCAGCGCGTT